ATTTCTGCACTTTTCCCGTCCGTTCTCTCGTTGTCATTTTCCAGCAACCACGCCGCAATGTGCGCGTAGAGCAATTCGGCTGAATGGCGTTTGTGCGGATAGCGTTCGATATAAAACACCGCTGTGTAACTGTGGCGTAATAGTTCGGTACTGCCATCGCTGATCACCTTGCCAGACAACTCGACTTTTGAGTTATCTATCCAGCTATCAAAATCATTCGCATCAAACAGCTTTAAGCCGATTAAAAACGAACTCAGGGCGTTTAACTGCTTCATATCAAGCCGACAAAGGTGTCGCTGTTGGCTGTAGTTGCGCTATTGGGCGCGTACTTAATCAGCAAGTTATAAACCGACTGTTGCGCCTGATTTGCCCAGTATTCTTCCACTTCGGGGGCTTCTTTCGCCGCGTTTTCCGCGTCTTTGCGACGGTTTAACGTGTTGAACTGTTGTAATAAATACGCTTTGGCATGACAAAATACCGCGTGCTTATATTCCAGCACTGCCCAATCCGTGCCATTGATTAAATAATTAGGGTGTGCCGTCAGGTATTGACTGAACGTGCTACCGCTTGCCAGTACGTTGATTGCCTCTTTAACGGCTTTCAGTTTGTCGTTGACACGCACCATTGACATAATCACGCCCTGCAAAATCACCCCGTTGTCATATTCAGCGGGTATGCGGTAATCCCTCATAAAATCAGCCAGTGCCAAATTCACCCAGAAGCCGTCATTGGTAATGGCGGGTAATTCGGTTAATTCTGGTTTGCCTGAAAAGCCCATGAGTACCCTTTAAAATTAATGCCTGTGGGGATGTGGGTTTAACAACTCAATCAGGTAGGACAGTTGTTATCGCCACACGCACAGGACTTGAGGAGTCGTTATAGCTTCGCTTTCGCGTTGGCTAATAATGTTTTTGCGCCCCAGCCTTCGGGGTTTGCTGTTTTGGCTTTTTCAAGGCAGTCAACAGCTCTTTTATAATCGCCGTCCGTGTAATACAGCTTCGCCGCCTTAACATACGTTTTTGAAGCGACAGGCGGGGACAAGTCCCAGCCCTTGGCTTCCAGTTCTTCAATGACTCTTGCAAAAACTCGTTTTGAAAATCCAGAAGTGCCACTGTCTTGTTTTTCCCAGTCATACACTGCATCACAGATAAAGGTTTGTATGTCACGCCGTGCAAATCGGTCTGGCATTTGTTGATGTGGGGCGAGGTAAAAAGCCAGCCCTAACGCCGCTTCAATGTCGCCCACATCAAAAAGCCAGATCATGTACTGCACTGCCACGCTGTTCGGATAATTCTGTGCATGAAACACATAATCAGTCACAAACTCTAAGTAAGTAGCCAGCATATTGCGTTTCGCCGCCTGCTTTTCTTCCATGACTTTCAAAGTAGAAAGGCGGGCAACATCAACACTCATCGCAGTTTGATAATGTGCCAGTGATATTCCCGCCGTGACAGGTTTATCAACAGTAACCCGCGCAGGATTAACCTGTGCGACTTCATCACGTTGCAATCGTTTTATCCGTTCACCCGCGCTTTCCCACATGACAATGCCTACGGTGCAATGGTGATGTTTTCAATCAATGACGCGGCGGTGAAGTCTTCCACTTCATAGCCTTCATTGCGTTGATTGTAATCCGCTAGCTGATTTTTCTTGGGTTCATCAATTTGTTGTCGTCTCCAGCTACTTTCCTGATAGTAAACCGACAAATTAGCCAGTGGAGTCACTAAAATCCGACCGCTAGGGAATGCAGGCGGGGTGAAAGACGGTAAGCCGCCATACGTGTTGACCACTTTGCCTATTTGTTGCTTTTCGACCGCGCTGTTACCCAAATCGGCGTAATACTTGCCTTTTGCCGCATTGACCAGATTGCGCGATATTAATGCCACTAAATCGGTGCGGTCTTGGTGATACACTGCCAAGCGCGTCACCGCGTCATGTACTAGCGAATCCACATTAGGAAAATCAACACTACCCAACACCACTGGCACACCGACCGTACCCGCTAGGTACTGACTGCCTGTGTTGTAGTCTTTAATTTGTTTCAGCCAGCCGACATTAATGTCTTCGCCGTTAGGGTGCGCCACAGGGTCGCTAGTTGCCGCCGCGCTTGTGCCATGCCAGCCGATACGGATTAAATCCATTGCCAAGGCTTTCTTGATTGCACGATTAACGCGCTCTTGAAAATCGGCAAATTTAGACCATGCGTTCAGCGTTGAATAACTAATGCCGATGTCAGCATCAACTGAATGCAGTTGGTAGCCTTTTGCTAAAGGATCAATAAAGGTTTTCGCCGAACGTTCGCCCGCGCCGCTGGTATCTGTTCTGGAAACCACCAAACCAGTGACTGCCAAGCCGATTTTTTCACCCTGTACATCATTAACAGGAATGATGTTGATCTGGCTTAAAAACGGGTCAGCTTCTTCGACCATTAAGTCATAAATCGTCTGTGCGATAGACGGGGACGCGCTGTACATTTGCCCGGCTTGTGCGCCGAACGTTTCAGCGGTAGCCGCAATGTAGGTATAAAGCAACGCTTGCGCTGCCGCTGATAATGTAGTCTTCATAGATTAAATCCTGTGTGTGTTGGTTATCGGCTTCGGCTTAAGCTAAACGCGCCGCTGTTTCTGCCGCACCTTTGCTGAACGAACTCGCTGTGCTTTTCGACGGGTCTTCTTTCAACGCATCAGCCAGTTGTATTTTGAATGCTTCAACGTCTTTTTGCAGTGTTGAAAATGCCAGTTCACGATCAGCGTCTTTCTTTTCTAACGCGGCAAACTTGGCTTTTAAGTCTTCGTGTTCGACGGTTAAAGCAGAAAACGCGGCGGTGTTGTCAGTGCCTTGGTTATCAAAGGGTTTTTCAGGTGATAACGCGCTGAATTTTTGTTGCAATGCGTCTAATTGCGTTTGTATCTCTTTAAGTGCTTTATCTGACATATCGGTTTCTGCCTGTGCTTTGGATGATTTAAACAAGCGACTAAAGAAGGAAACTACTTCGTCTTCGGTCGTGTCGCTGGTGATTGATTCGGTGGTATCGAATACGCTTGAAAATAATGCCGCTGGGTCTTTTTTAGAGAACTCCAGTTTTTCAACGCCTAAGGATGCTGGGTTGTTGGTGGCGGCAAGCGAGTACATATAAAACTTGCCTGTCCCTGCAAAGTTCGGCAGTACCGCAATGGAGGTAAACAGGTTTTGACCGTAGCGCATATCAGACTGCCAGAAAGCGTTCGGGCTTATGTCGGCAAACAAAGACACCACGCCGTCTTTATCGGTTTGTGCTTGTAACGCATTCACCGTGCCGTAAGATTGTCCAGCTTCGTTATGATCGGGAAAGATGGACGCGGTATAAATATCGGTGCTATAAGTTTCAGCCGCTTCTAACAGCCACTGCGCTTTAATTTCGCGCCCGTCCATCGTCTTGCCGCTTTGAGCGATTTTTTTATAACCTGTTCTTAATCCAGCCACGTTAGTATTCCTGTTTTCGATTTCGTGAGGCTATTTTGAGACGTTTTTGCACTGCGTTCAATGCAATAAAACGCTTATAAAACCTATAGTTACTCTACAGGAATTGCAAAAAATGAAATGCTTATTTTATGTGCAGATAACGCCATAAAATCATGCCATGACAACAAAACCACCGACACTACCCAAGCGCATCGTCGCCAAGCAACTGTATATACAGGGGCTAACGATTGCGGAAATTGCTATCCAGATTAAAGCGGGGCAAACCACGTTACGGCGGTGGCGTGATACGTTTAAATGGGATGATGATTTACCCGCGCCGTCGCTAGTCAATACGCTATCGCGGCAAATTTGTCAGTTGACTGAGAAGCCGAAAAAAACGGCGGTGGAAATCGCGGAATTAAAAGTGCTGTGTGCCGCAATCTGCGCATTACAAAAAAGTGAAGCGGAAGCCAACAAGCTGAATGCGGAAGCGGAAACGCTACGGAAACACGGCTACATTGAGAAAGTCGGCAAGCCTGTTAAAAAGTTTGAATCTAAATACCAGCCGAAACTGAAGAACGACATTTCAAAAATCACTGTTGAAATGCTGGATAAAATCAGGGATCAGTTGTTCTATGGTTATCAGATTGTCTGGTACAAATACAAAGGACACCGCCAGCGTTTTATTCTGAAAAGCCGCCAAATCGGTGCCACGTTTTACTTTGCCTTTGAAGCCTTGGATGACGCAATCCGCACAGGTGACAACCAGTTGTTTTTATCGGCGAGTCGCTCACAGGCGGAGGTGTTTAAATCGTACATCATTGCCTTTGCGTCCAAATACTTAGAAATTGAACTCAAGGGCGCGGATTTTATCAAGCTGAGCAACGGTGCAGAACTGCGCTTTTTATCCACCAACAGCACCACGGCACAGTCCTACCACGGGCATTTATACACTGACGAAGTATTCTGGATTCTGAATTATGAAAAGGTGTCTGGAGTCTCCAAGCCAATGGCTACGCATAAGAAATGGCGGTTGACTAACTTTTCCACACCGTCGGCACAATCACACGGCGCGTACAAAGTGTGGAGTGGCGCAAAGTACAACGCTAACCTGCCAGAAAAAGACCGTAAAACCTTTGACATCAGTCACGGCAATTTAAAAGACGGTGTGCTGTTTGATGACGGTATCTGGCGGCAAATGGTCACGGTGGAAGATGCCGATGCCATTATTAAAGCGGAGGTCGCATCAGGGCAAAAATCGGCAGACGTTGATTTGTTCGATATTGACGTGCTTAAGCTGGAATACACCAAGGATGAATTTGATAACTTGTTTATGTGCAAGTTTATTGATGACAGCCAGTCGGTGTTTAGCCTTGCGGCGTTGTCTGCCTGTACTGTTGATGTAGAAGAATGGAGTGACTACGCAAAATATGACACCAGACCGTTCGGCAACAAGGCGGTGTTGTTGGGCTTTGATCCATCGCGTACCAACGATAACGCCACCATTGCCTTATTGGAAGCTCCAACGTCACCCACTGCACCGTTCCGATTGTTGCAACGCATGACGTACAACGGCATGAACTTTGACTATCAAGCCAACAAGATTAAAGACATTGTTGATAGCCATAATGTCATTCATGTGGGCATTGATGTCACGGGTATGGGTATCGGGGTCTTTGAATTGGTCGAGGG